TTCAGTGTAACAGTTTTGTTGAATACTAAATCTAATCCATTGCGTTTGAATTGTGTATCGTTGGTTATCTGTATGACTATTTTCACTTCTCCGCGAACATCGTTTATCATATTTCCTTTATCCGGTATAATCAACTGTTCGTTATCATCTATGCCGGGTTGAACATTAACATATAAAACTTCTTTCTCACTGGATTTCGTATTGTTGGAAATGATCCACCTTTCGATTTCCACGGGTATATTACACCCGTGATAACTCTGTTCGAGTGTCATATGCAACGTTTTTATTATGGGTTCAGGCTTTTGCATAGCGTGAAACATTTGACCGTTATGAAAGATCCGAATTCCCGGTCCTCCGGGGAAACCGGGCGGCATGCCTGGCATTCCGGGGAACCCTCCGCCGCCGCCGAACATCATGTTGAATATATTATTAATGTCTTGAAATTCATTCATGTTTCCGAAGTGGTGGCCGCCATGACCCCCAGGCGCACCGCCGAACGTCTGTTCCATGTCATAGTTTTGTCTAGCCGCCGTGTCACTTAGTGTTTCATACGCCTGATTAATTTCTTGGATTTTAGCCTTGGCGTCTTCGCTGGGATTTCTGTCGGGATGATACTTCAACGACAATTGCCGGTACGCTTTTTTAATTTCCGTTTCGTTTGCGTCTTTGGAAACTCCTAATGTTTCGTAATAATTAGGCATTTTTCATATATATCACATCAAAGTTCTATATTCATTTTTCAGATAGATAATATAACTCTGATACATAATGTTTTCGAAGAAAACATACATAAAAGTACTGTCATATCATATGATAACATAACATATGAATAAGACAAACACCGTAGTCGAAAACTCGACATTTATTTCCAAGTATAAACCGTATTTCATCGACGATTTTTATATGAATAAGAAATTACTCTTTGTTATAAAATCCCTGTTAGAAATGGATCAATTAAACATTCTTTTTGTAGGGAATGCGAGTGCAGGTAAAACCACACTGTTATACGCCATTATCAGGGACTATTACAATCTACCAAAGGATTCCTATTTCCCGGAAAACAACATCCTATTTGTGAATAATCTGAAGGAACAGGGCATACAGTATTTTCGCAACGAAATGAAGATTTTCTGTCAATCTCACAGTACGATATACGGAAAAAAAAAGATGGTAGTGATAGACGATATTGACAACATAAATGAACAGAGCCAACAGGTATTTCGCAATTACATCGATAAATATAAGAACAAGATCCATTTCATTTTTGTCTGTAATAATATTCAAAAGGTGATTGAAAGTATTCAGTCGCGTCTACATATCCTGAAAATCGAAAACGCAACTGTTGAGGAAATCAAAACGATGATGAATAAAATCATAGACAGAGAGAACATTTTAGTAAACGAAGAGACGAAAGAATATCTGTTGAAAATATCCGGCAATTCTATTCGAATTGTTCTAAACTATTTAGAAAAAATCAAGATATTGAACACCCCCATTGATTTAGAAATGTGCAAAAAGATTTGTTTCAACATCTCTTTTCAAAAGTTCGAGGCTTATTTTCAATACTTGAAAACCGGCAAACTAGTAGAGGCAATTGATATACTGTATGAAATATACGACTACGGGTATTCAGTCATTGATATTTTAGAGTATTTCTTTACATTTGTCAAGATAACCGATATGATTGACGAAGAGACGAAATACCGCATCATTCCTTACATCTGTAAAAACACCATTATATTTCATAACATTCACGAAAATGAAATCGAATTGGCTATTTTCACAAATAATTTATACATGCTGTATAAACAGTAATAGTAGCATAACAGAAATTTATATTCGCATTTTGTTTGCATAAAAATGCATATACTGGATAGGATCAAACGGAAATATTTGTTTTGTCGATTTGGTTTAGAGAAAACCGATACAATAATATCCGGGCTGGTTTACAATACAATACTAGTAAACCATTGTTTTACACCCCTGAAAAGCAATTAGAATGAAAAATGTCTTATTTTTAAAAATATAAATAATGTTATATTATAGTTTAATGCCGAATCAGATATTCAAAACGATGGTTCCAAAAGAGCTGTTATTTGAATTGTTGGAAAAAATATGTTTCAAGACAGACAAATATTACCTATTCGATATCAATGCATACAAGAAATTAATATTCTACAGTTTACATACGGATTTCTGTGAAAAATTAAAAGAGTATTATCATCTAGGAAAACAATTTTATCTAACCCGTAAAATGAAATATAACTGTATTACCACAATTATACGACAGATTTGCAAATTATCGAATATTATGTACACGTCACAGATTAAATATAACGAGTCGAAATACAATATCGACTACTTGATATATTTTTAGCTGAAAGAGATATTCAATAACATAATATAATCTTTACATAAAATATATCATGTTATTTAGTTCAAAAAATATAAACTATTATATATTTTCCATTATTATTATTGTCACTGTAAGTTTTTTCGCAAATAAATGGAAGGAAACGCTTCATTCAAATGAGGGCGATGAACTCATCCGAAAATACTTAATGAACGATACACCACATTATAGTGTTGAGAATACCTCATCTAAGGGCACCTATTCAGCCGGAGATAGCAGACCGAAATTGTGGATCCATACTTTACACGACCGGAATGCACGTAAATGGAAAGATTTCTATTCACGTAATACTACAGATATAAATCAACCGTATATGCATTTAACTATCAAATCAATTGTGGATCATTGCGGTAAAGATTTCAATATTTGTATGATAGACGACGATGCATTTAAAATGCTACTGCCGTCTTGGGAAATTGACATGTCAACCACACCAGAACCTATGCGATCACGATACCGTCAACTGGGTATCCTCGAATTGGTTTATCTTTACGGAGGAATGGTACTTCCCAGTTCTTTTCTGTGTTTGAAAAACATGAAGGATTTTTACACGGAAAATACTGAAGGAAACCATGTTTTCGTCTGTGAAAACATAAATCGTTCGGAAGGTATGAAAATAAACAAAAAAAAACTGGTGTTTTCGCCGGATTTATACATCATGGGTGCACCGAAAGAGAACAAAACGGTTTTTGATATCATTTTATACTTGAAAGAGAAATACAAGAATGTTCATTTTTCCAGTGAAAACGAATTCTTGAATGATACGTCATTCTTATGCAATCAGGCTATCCAAGCCGGTAAAATGAAATTAGTTGGCGGAGAAATGGTGGGTGTGAAAACAAACAAGAGAAAAAAGATACTGTTAGAGAACCTTTTAGAAGAAGATTATCTGGATTTGCATAGAAATGCGGTAGGTATATACATACCAATGAATGAAGTTCTCGAACGTACGAAGTATCAATGGTTTGCCGTGTTGCCATCCGAACAAATATTGAAATCAAAGATGATAATTTCCAAGTATTTCAAGGCATCCATGATTGATACTGACGACGAATACAAGAAAATTACCGAGATAAAGAGCAATGTGCATATTTAGCCGTTCCAGTCCATTGAAGATATCTAGATGAAAAATATTTGACACTTATATTTTTCATCTCAAATTATGCTAACCGTGCTCTAATTCTTCTTATTGCTCTTTCTGTTCTTCTTCGTAACGTTCTTCTTGACGTACCCGAACTTCCCCTTTTTCGCGAAATATCCGGCTTTCTCTAAACGCTTCTCCTTCTTCGCGGTGTTGTGCTTTTTGAGAGAAACGATGCGTCCCCATTTATTCATGACTAAATCGTCTCGCTTCAACCCTCCAGGGGTTTTATAGACGGTCTTGTTGAACACCTGAACGCGAGATCCAACAAGTGTTTTGTAGGTTTTTCCTGAGATATGGTACAGTCCATCCGATTGTCTAGTAGGTTTCTTCATGGTATCTATATAGTTACATGGGAAAAAAACGAACAGCCGATGTGTTGAAAAAACCTTCTAAATGTTACACCGAATTACTGTAACTATGGGATTTTTGCTTACATTGAACATTACAACTATGTGTTGATGGATTACGTAGATTATTAGCACATTGCATTGCCCGTGTTATGGTTGGATTATTTCCAGAAGTCACCAATTTTTTATATTCTACAGTATTACATTTCTTATGACACATTTTTATTATGTTGTCCATTATAGATTACGCGCACAAATGAAAAATTGAAAGAAAAATATCCGTCTAAATATAAGACATACATACCAATGACTTCTACTCTTGAAAATACCATGCTTTCATCTCAATACCAGCGAAAAACCGATAAACAGCACATTCTCGATAACCCCGACACCTACATTGGATCCATTGAAAATGTAGACGCAAATATGTGGGTTTTCGACGACGCTTCTAAAATGATTGTCCAGCGAGACATAGAGTACATCCCCGGGTTGTACAAGTTGTTTGACGAGTGTATTGTAAACTCGCGCGATCACGTAATTCGGATGATACAGTCTAATAATTTGGAGAAGAAGTTTGTTACCTATATCGAAACACAAATCGGCGAAGACGGAATGATTACTATGACGAATGACGGAAACGGCATCGATATTGCGAAACATCCGGAATACGATCTGTGGATCCCCGAAATGATTTTCGGGCACCTGAGAACTTCTACAAATTACAATAAAGAGGAAAAGAAGATTGTGGGCGGTAAGAATGGATTTGGAATAAAGTTGGTCTTCATATGGTCTAAATATGGCCGCATTGAAACGGTGGATCACCTGCGTGGTCTGAAATACGTCCAAGAGTTCAGAGATAATTTGGATGTGATTTGTCCGCCGATTGTCACCAAGGTGCCTACTACCACGAAACCGTACACGAAGGTGACATTTTGCCCCGATTATCATCGGTTCGGAATTCCAGGATTGACGAGTGATATGATGTCGCTTCTGAAGAAACGCATTTACGATATCGGTGCGGTTACCGATCATTCTATCAAAAAAATAAAGGTGTCTTATAACGGAGAACCGATACCCATTAAGAATTTTCAACAGTATATCGATATTTACTTGGGATCAAAGGATGTGGCCAAGCGCGTCTATGAACAATGCGACGATCGTTGGGAATATGCTGTTGCGATTTCGTCGGATAAACACGAATTCATCCAGATTTCGTTTGTGAACGGCATTGCCACCTTCAAAGGCGGAAAACACGTCGATTATATTATTGGTCAGATTGTGAGAAAGTTGTGTGATTATATCGAGAAGAAAAAGAAGATCAAGGTGAACGCCGCGTCGATCAAGGAACAGTTGATCCTGTTTCTCCGGTGCGATATCGAGAACCCGGCTTTTGACAGTCAGACGAAGGATTTCATGAACACGCCTTCCGCGAAATTCGGGTCTTCATGCACAGTGAGCGACGCGTTTATCGAGAAGGTGGCGAAGATGGGTGTTATGGATACCGCCTGTAGTTTGACCGAGGCGAAGGAAAATCGTTTGGCTAAAAAGACGGACGGAATAAAGACGAAGAGTATTCGAGGCATCGCGAATTTCATCGACGCGAATTTTAGCGGAACCGCACAATCGAAGGAATGTATTTTGATTTTGTGTGAGGGATTGAGCGCTCTTTCCGGTATTGTATCCGGATTGTCGAGCAATGATCGCAACATCATTGGAATTTATCCGCTCAAGGGAAAACTCCTAAATGTCCGTGGCGAACAAATCAAGAAGATTGCGGAAAACAAGGAGATTAGCGATATCAAGAAAATATTGGGATTGGAAACTGGGAGAGCTTACAATACCTTGGAAGAAGTGCATCAATATTTGAGATACGGTAA